CTACGTATATATTAGAGATATATTCTACAGCAGAAATAGTAAAAGATTCTTCTTCTGCCTCTCTACTTATATTTGTTACCTTAAATAACTTTCCAGATTTGTTAGAGTAGTAATTACCTACATTCTCAAACTGCCCTAAGCTCCATAAATCTCCTGCCCTAGGAGCTATATTAGCAGTTAGACCAGTAGATACTGTAATCATACTTTTAGTAGTAGGATCAAACCTAGCAATTACTTTTACATTAGCGGTATCATACCCAGAGTCTACATTACCTGTGTTAAATAGGCCATAAGTGGTATTACTAAGTAAAAATACATCCATCTGATCACTATCAGCGCGTATAACTCTTAGTGCAAGAGGGTACGTATTAGAAGTAAATACGGCATTACTCAGCCCGGGAACAGTAAAGTGCTCTAAGGTTACGTTAGTATCAGTAGAGGTGCTTATAGCTGTATTTGCTATAACTTTACCACCGTAACCATAAGCTATGCCAGTACCTTGACTTGCTACAGCAATTACATCTCCAGGACTTAGATGCATAGCCTCTGTACCAGTACTAAATGTAACAGTTCTTCTAATATATTTAGTAGAGGCTATTTGATATTGTGCAGCTCTTATAGCTTGGCTTCTTCTAGTAACACCCATCAATTCTAAACTAGCAATGTTATCTATTGTAGAAACATCCGTTCCATCATTAGCATCAGCACTATCAATACGTACTACTTCTCTTTTAAAGTGATTTGACGGCTCAATATAACTAATATCTACACCAGTTATAGTATCACTTTCTTTAGCTCCCGATATCTGAAAACTACCATCTTTAATAGTAGCTTCATTAAATAACATTACAGGGAATTCATCGGGCATATCTATAGCTAAACTTAACTTGCCTCCAGAATATATAACAGCTGCTCTAATAGAAGCTGCCAAAGAGTTTAGTAAGTCCACGGTCTGACTTTGCTCAGATATAGATATATCAGTTATAAATCTTCTTTCAGCTACTACTGTACCTTTGCTTAGGCCAACTTGATTTTCTCGTATGCTAGTAAATTGCCCTCTAGGTTTATTTCTAAAAGAACCATCAGCTAGACCACTAACACCTTTAAATGCTCCAGTAGTAGAATCACAAGCATCAGCGTACTGAGCTATCTGATAAAATCTAAACTTATCTATATTATTTTCTGCAATGCCTAGACCATAAGTGTTATTAGTCAGTATATCATATATTATCCATGCAGGATTTTGTGTCCAAGAATATACAAAAGTACCATCCCAAGTACCTACATATATTTGTGGATTAGCCGTTGTAAGTATAGTACCTGTACCTGACTTCTGTAACCTATAACCTGTAGTGGTTAATGTACTAGATGGTATTTCTATTTCTCTCCAGTCTATCTCTCCGTTTGATAAGATAGGCTGATTATAATTACTAGGTACTTTTACAAGCAAGCCTTTTACCAAAGAGGTAAAACTAGGTACGCCACCTGTATACTGATTTTCAGCTTTTATAGCGTATCCTATAACAGCAGTACGAGGATATGCTTGTCTAGAGTTTTCGATTTCATCCCAACCGATTAAGCCTACATTGTCTACTTTTTTAGAGCTATCGCTATCCAGTGAACTTTTCTCTACTGTAAATCTATAACCATCTGCTGATTTATACTGCTCAGGTATAAGCAGTTTGATATTGAACTTAAAGGCAGTAGTGGTTTTACCTGTAATAGTTTTACTAGTGCTTGCAATTAAGGTTATACCTAATCTGTCAAATATTTTTACAGATACAGATACGGTATGCGGCTTAGTATCACCATCGTTTTCTAGAATCTGTAAACCTGATATTTGAAATTTAAAAGATATCGCGTCCCAATCAGATTGGCTAGTTTCTTGTAAGGTTATAGCACTTTTTGGTATACCTGCTACATTGCCATATTTTAAATCTACTATATTAGCAAAAGTTTGAGGAGTAATTATAGCTTCTCCAAAAACAGGCATAGGATTTTGTGTAGTAGTGCCTGTAGTAAAATTATATATAAACTTATCTGTATTAGCGTTACCATCTCCGTCTAAATTTATAAGATCATCAACACTACTATCTTGAATTTGTATATCTTGTGCTCCATTAGGATTTATTCTATATAAAGGGCCTTCTCCTAGTCCAACTGTTACAAATAATATATCTGTAGAAAATAAACTATTTGGAGATTCCTTTGGAGTGTGTTGACGACCTTTAGATCCTACAATTCTAGGAACTAAACTATTTGCGTGTTGAATATACTGTTTAACTATAGCCATTAAAATTTATCCCTTACCTTAATTAGATCATTTTTTCCGTGCTGTGTTGAATCTACATAACCACTTAAAAACTGCCCAGAAACTCTAGGCATACCATAGTGTAAGGGGATAGGGGTACCGCTACTGGTTGAGTTTGTTAAAGATTCAAAAGCTCCATTCTCACGTACAGCTTCAGGCTCATTCACTGAAGGCTGTCTTTGGAATGCTCTAGTTAATACGCTCAAACCCACGCTAGTAACAAGATTTTGAGCAAAAGCAGGTAATGCTTTAAAAGCGCTAAAAACACTACCAAAGATTCCTTGGCTACCAAGAGCTGCACCAGCTTGGCCAGCCGCTCCTCCAGCCACAGATCCAGCGGCTAAACTAAAACCCCCAGTGACAATAGCTAATCCTACAACTGCTAGAATAGCAAAAATACCACCTCTTTTACCTCCGCCACCAATAATTGCTGGTACCAGGTATATGACGTCACCTTCTCTAGCTTTAGTCATGAATAGATCATCATTAGATAGTATAGTTAAATCTTTATTTAAAAAAACATAACCTTCGTTATTAGTACCAGTAAGTTCTTGTTCCGTTAAATAACCTATAAATTTAGGGTGCATAGAGTTAATATAAAATAACACGTCTGCATAGCTAGTTATATCTACAGCATAACTAGACTGATTAAAAAATTTATTAAAGGCTGAGTGAACTTTAAGAGTTGTTAACAAGATGTGCTTCCTTAAACGTATCAAATTTTAGTGCGTCTATGTTACTATCATACCAGTATATAAAAAATTTATTATTAAAACCTACTAAAAATTTATACTCATTAAATGCCGCACTTACTTTGTCTTCTGAGCTAGGTATAGGATTATCAGAGCCTGGGTGGGAATGGAATATGCCCCATATGTTACCATCATACTGTACTAAAGCAGCTGGATCTAAAAAAAATGTAATATTTGGATTATTACTTAAATTCTTACAAGGAATATATAAAAAATCTTTAGTTATTATACCTACTGCTTCTCTAGGATAGTAAGATAGTGCATGATTATTCATATCTTCTTTTAGCTTTGTAAAGTTTTCCATCTGTATACCCCCACAGTATATTGTTTATAGTAAGTTCCATAAGGAGCTATCCAGCTTTTATGTTTTAGCATAGTCTGTAGCATTTTATTACGAGCAACATATAGAGCACAGTGATTAGCTACATGAGTAGAGCCTAAGCTCATAACTATGATATCGTATAGCTTAGGTTCACTTACTTTTACCCACCCTAAGCTAGGATCATTGGCAGCTTTTAATATAAATTGATCATGTGTTTTAGCATACCAATCATCATCTACAATATTACAGTAATCAGAAGCAAAATAAGGTATATCTATATCTAGTTCTTGTTTATATACATATTTACATAAGTTAAAGCAATCAATGCCTTCTATAGGATCATACCCTAAATGTTTATAAGGTAGCCCTGTATATTTATCATACCAATTGCTCATGTCTATATATAGCATATATGTAATCTATCCAATAAGTAGATAAACTATCTATACGCGATGCTCCCCCGTGCTCTACGTGTAGTAACCTATTAGGTGCTAAATAAATACCAAAATGTATTATTAACTTTGTCTTTCTTGACTTAAATGCTATTACATCATAATTTTTAAGCTCTGTCAAGTTAACTTTTACAGAATACCTTAACGCCCATTGATCTATGTATTCTGTAGTAAAGGTCTTTATCCAACTTATATCATAAGGATATGTCGGTAGACTAAACTCTAAATTTAGTTGATTTTTATAAAAGTGCTTAACTAAGGTTATGCAATCAAAAGTACCATATTCATGTTGTACGCCTAAATATTGTTGTACCAAGATGTGTACTCCGGAAAGGTAGCAATAAAAGACTCATTTCTAGATAAGTCTAACTTATCATTAAACTGTTTAAACTCTTTAAGAAGATGCGAATCATCACTAGAGTTCATATATAATATCCAGCTATTAATATTATGAATCTCGGAAGGGTCAAGTATGCTTATATATTTAGTTAGGAAACTAGTATATAATTCTGTAAGTTTAGCTTTAACATCTAATGGTAGACATGTTATAGACTGAGATTCTGGATTTATCTGTATAGTTCCATTTAAATATACATTACGTTTTTTGCACCATAGTATTAAATTAGGCATAGATGTTATGCTATATATATTAATTACAGCTCCTATAGTACTAATATGCTTTGAAAACTTATTATAATTATCTTCAAACTTTGACCAAACTAAGCCACTTCGTACATACTCTGCTTTTTTTCCGTAACCATCTACACTAGGCGATAGCTCTACGTTTTTAAAATTAGACCAGATAGCCTCTAGATCATATTTTTTATATTTTGAGTAACTTAAATTAGTGTTATAGCTTAGATTTATATTACTTGCAAGGTTACGATCTATTAAGAATTCTAACAGCTTATAGTGCCCATCTTGAACTATCGGCTCTCCACCGCCAAAATATACATCTTGTATACTAGAAGCTATATCAGGTAAACTATCCCAAAAAATAACGTTATTAGTATAATTATCTATAGCTTTATATTTTTTATAGGGATACTCTTTATACCAACTAGTAGAAGAAGCAGGTCCACACATTCTGCATTTAAAGTTGCATAGATTACCAAAACGTATGTCTAAGTATATAGGTTTATTTTTTATACTACCATCTGTAACTGTATAATCTTGTACGAAGGCATATTTAGAATACTTGGTGTTGTTACTCTGCCTGCTACTAGTAGCTCCGGCTTTTTCTTTATCATAGCAAGCTTGTTTACATTCTGTAGGTATCTCACCTTGTAAAAAACTATTTCTTACTGACTTATAATTATCATTATTCCACACATCAAGTAAAGCTTGATCTGACGTACCTAATACTTTAGTACCACTCATGTATTCTGAGAAACAACAAAGCTTATAGTCACCTTCTATACTTCCAAACATATGAATCCAAGGTAATATGCAACCTTTAACTTTATTGTTTTGGGACTGTTCTTCCTGATGCAGGGAAACCTCCAAAATGTACTTGGTTATTTCTAAGAGTACAGGCAGCTAAAGACTTAGCACATACATCTCCAGCAGAATCAGCGGCAATCTGATTATTTGCAGCAATTGGATTATTATTTGATGTTAGACTAGTGCCAGGGATGGCTATACCTCCTGGTCCAGGATATTGACACTCTTCTCCTTTATACTTCCATTGACAAGTATTTTTATAGTATTTCCTCTTAGGAGTAACTATTTTAAAGTACTGTAGCCAAGAAACTAAGCCAAAACTAGCTATATGATCATTTAAACTTTCTAACTGATTTATTTTAAATTTATCTTGTACATAGCTTTCAGTATCAGCTTTTTTATTAACTATGTATATAGGACTACCTGCTGTGGTAGCGTCGCCTAGTG